GTCTGACCAGGATAGTAAGACTGTGGGCCTTCCTCATAAAGTCTTTGAGCCTCTGGAAACAATCCAGGCGTTCCAGGTATAGCCTCAGTTGCAACAGTACCAGGCTGATATACCTGTACTTCTTGTCCTGTAAACGGGTCTATTTCAGTAACATATCCTCCTGGTGTAGCAGCACCAGCCTCAACACCAGGAGTACCAGTGAGATATGGTTGCAACTCTTCCCACGGAGCTGTTTTAGTCTCTACGGTATCGCTACCGCCACCGCCACCAAACAAATCAACTATCATGTCATTATGTAATGAATGAATTGAATCATCATCTAAGACTGTTTTTCTATTGAATAAACTCATATATTACCTCTGCCTATCGACAGTAATTAAATTCTAAAACTAATCCCATCTAAACTGAGATAACTTGCCGCTGTTCCTGCCGCCAGTACGACCGCACCATCTGTTTGTATGTTAATCTCTGCAAATGCGCCATCCCCGTCCACGACAAACAAATGCGTCTCCGATGGTCTGTAACCAACAGGGAGAGTAAAGATAGTGTTTCCAGATGTCCTTACGACTACGCCCTTGATATGAACACGACGAAACGGGTCTATGTAATATTGCGCTGCTGTATTCGTTGATGTGTTGAAGTTAGCCCATGAGGTAGCAAATGAAACGTCTATCCAGTCTTCAGGTTCATAAACAACACCTAATGAATTGGCTATCTTTTTTAACTCTGAAAAGGTGTATTGAGTAGAGATAGGGTTAGACGGATTAGATGGGACATAAATCTGGCCTGTTAGCGCAAACTCACCAGTTTCAGGATTGTAAGAGTACCTGTTCCTGCTACGAGCCATTAGTATATCCCGCCTTCATCATACTCGATGTCATAAGATGACAGATTCCACCTTGCCGAAGCACTCGATGAGAACTTGATAGCGGTGAACCTTCCAGACGACCTTAATGGGATGTAGTTGCTTGTTCCTACAGTAAAAGTATATGCTGGTGTCCATGTGATCGAGTCTTGAGGGTGCATCTGACCGCCAACCTGAACAGTTATCTGTGTCCCGATGTTCGCCTCAATTCTTGGGATAATGCTATTAACATGAGTGACAGATTGGTAGTCGCCTATCTGTAATCCTGTCCTCTCGACATAGCTTGTAAAGGCTGTACCGTTGTTGCTATCGCCTTCCCCATCTTTGTATAGCTTGGTATCACCAGTACCACACATAAGCAGTGAAGCCTCTGTGGGGTTATAGAATGACTCGTCCCATGTTGTTGTATCTTCGTTCCAGTTCTCTGTATCAGTAGACCAGATCGTAGAGCCTGTCTCACTAACAATACCATCTTGAATATGGTAGACATCTGGCAAGTCTCTAGGTGTCCAACTACCGTCTGTTACACCAAACACCCATGCCTTATCACAATAAGTCGAGCCTGTAGACGGGTAACAAAATAACACTTCTTCCTGTTTCTTGTTCAGTGTGACAAAACAGTTTAGGTAGTTGTCAGAGTCAATCCCTGCGAAAAAGGCTTTTCTTACCTTCTTATCAGCAATAGACTTAGGCGTATGTCCATCGTGGGCTATGATATCGCCCTGTGAGATGATGTAATGAAGCCCTTTGTATTCAACAGCACAGTTAGGAGCCAGTAAGCCAATAGACTCAAACAGTTCCTCGAAGTCAAATATAAACGTGCCACCGACATAATTCATCACCCAAGTCGATGTCTCGCGGTAGATAATAAACGAATCCCTCAGTGAGAGTCCGTCTATAAGATAGCCGCCGCCTTTAATTAGATTGTTCTCACCTGCATCTACTGTGGCGTCTGTCTCGTCCCATGAACCATTGATAGTCCCAGGGTCGCTAGGTGCGTTCCACTTCACCATATACGGGTATCTAGTGGTGTTCTTTGTTATGTCTAAAGCTATCAGGTAATTATTATATGGCCTGATTACTTTACACGTATGTGTGGCATCCCAGTCTGTAGCATCGGAAAAGTCTTGCATCCTCGTACCGAGGGCAGGAGATACCCATGCTTGAGGCTCGTCAACGCCGTTGTTAGCTACTAATACACCAGCTAGAACACCACCATTCCATCCGTGATTAGCATCTGGAGAATAGTCAACATCAGCAGGTACACCATCTTGCCTTGTGATATTAGAGTGCGTATTACCATCAGTAGCATATATCTTCGCGCTACCTGCATAAGCCCAAAAGTAAGCCGTGCCACTACGAATAGGGTAACACCACCACGGGGCGACAGTAGGCGGATCAAACACCTCTACATGCCCTAGCCGACTACCTATAGAGCCATTTGATACACGTATGTTCTGCCCTGCTGTCCATGCGTTAGGCGCAAGCTCAGTCGATGGCAGGTCAGGCAATACGCCATGCTGTGCGACATTGTTTATGCGTTCTTTATTCATTTGAAAGGCACAGACACGTTAAACATTAATACAGCAGGCTTGTCTTTTATCTTTGGTGAATACATTGTATTTAAAGCGCCTCCGCCTTTCTTGCCAACAGATAACATTGGAAGTATTGCAGGCATTATAGATGGCTCATAGCCTGTGAATGCACCGCCGAATATTCCAGGCTCGATATAGTAGTCACTGCCAAAACGTTTCTTTAATCCGCCACCGACATAAAAAGAATTGTCATCGTGGCTATTCTTATACCCGCCTGCTGTTAAGAACTTGCCATCTTTTTCAGCAATCAGGCCAAGACCAGGATTTCTTTCATTGTAGTCATAGTCGGTATCCAGATGTTTAGATGCACCATTCAAAACAAGCGAATAATCGCCATCAGTAATAATGTCTAGTAATCCAGCCATTACATCTGTGCTTAGTAGCGTGAAAAAAAAAGTATCTTGTTCATTAATCAACGTACTGGATTGTTACCCAACCCCTGTTATATGATGTTGAATCGAATAAGGTAGAATCGAATATCCCACCAGTTACCCTTGTCAGTGTTACTGTAGTAGATCCTATTTGTGTGACTGAGCCGCCAATAGTTGCATCAGCGGCACTATAAATTCTTGCCAAAGGATATTTGGTAGCTGAAGTTCCGCCATCCGCACGTACTAGAACATCAACATTTCGTATTTTATCAAGCGTTAATCCATGCGTAACAGCTACGGCAGATGTCGCATCCATATTCCAATCACCAATTTCTATCACTTTTGTATTAAGACCGCCATGGTTTAATGTTTTTATGTGCAAAGCGATGTCATCAACATCTGTCTGCACCATTGTGCCAGAATCATTAACTGGAATGAGATCGCCACTAGCAACAGTGATTGCACTATCAGACGTATCACCATCACATACAGCGTTTAACTCGTCCTGAGTCGCTGTTATCGGCCCTGTGATGTTAGGCAGGTCGGTTAGTAACGCTGTCTTAATATTCCGTATATGATCGTCGCCCTCAGCCTTTGGGTCATCCAGTGCAGGATTAGAAGCGTTAAGGTCTGCAATATTGGTTACTGATTCAACTGTCATAATTACTTGCCTCTAGGCTTTCTTACTTTCTTCTTCTTACAAGGCATAATATTCTCCTATGGTGAGACTTTTGGGATATAACGTAATGCGCCGCCGTAACGACCATCATCTTTTAATGAATTTAACGCCGCTTCGTACATCTGAGCAACAGTGGCAAGGTATTTGTCGTCTCTTGTGTGGTGTGCTAAAGCAATGAGACTTGCATATAGATAGATGTCAGAATGTAAATCTAACAGCCAGTTTGTTGAGTTAGTGACCAGTGCAGGGAGTTTAGCGATATAGCTAAGTTTTCCTGTATAGGTCGAATCAGGGGCTTTACCAAAGACAAGATTACTGCCTTCGATAGTATAAGCCGTGGGCTTTCCTGTAGAACTACCCGCAAATGAACCCCAAAAGACATGAGGCTCCATATAATGTATTAGTGTCTTAGGGTCACTTGTTATGTATAACCTGCGAACCTGTAGAAAGTCACTAGGCAGGGCTTCTTCCTGATTATCAATCGTGATATCAGCAGAGCTTTCCATCTGGCGCATAGCCCTCAATCTTTTATCCCTGTTCATCCTGGATTCAGCATGTAGGACAAATCGAGGGATAACCGAGGTAAGGTCTGGCCTTTTCGCCTCGTCCTCTATCTCTGTCAATAGTTCAGCGTATGTGGTAGCCATTAGTTCTTCTTGAAGAATGTTGGATGGGTGCGAAACATCGCATTTTCTGGGTCTTGCAGGAAGGCTAACAGCATCTCGTTATTCCGCCACGCTTCTTCTGAATTGATGCCCTTCTTCTTGCACCACGCCCTGTAAGCCACTTTGTCAACGCTTCCAACCTTGTTAAATGTCTCGGAAGCATAACCCCCTGCATGGTCGTTCATCTCGCGCTTGTTGCGCTCTAGCAGCGGGGCAACATCGCTAACCGTCTCGATTACACTACGGTCTGTGCTTTCGTCATAGTGGAATATAGTCTCGTTGTCCAGCTTCCTTTTCATCAGATAATAACCTTGATTACACCAGCGTCCTGTAGCTTGATAGCGTCCTCGCGGGTCTTCTTGACCTTATCGCCTATCTCAGCCATCTCGCCCGTTTCATCGTTCATCATCTTGCGAAGGGCAATCACCTCGATAAACTTGTGGTCTTCCTTCTTAGGTCGTCCGCGCTTCTTTGGTGCTTCAGTCATATCTACCTCGTAGAAATTGGATAAAAATTGAGCCATCTCATCAGCCATCTGTTTAACCTCGTCAGGCGGGGAAATGTCTTTATATGTCATTGTGTGGGTGTTGTGGTAGCCATTGACCACCGTACCCCAGTCAGGCTTCAGGTTTATACCCAAAGCCTTGTTTACCTTCTTGATGTATGTGTCGCGCTCTGGCACGTCTACAGGGACAAACATAGCCCCTGCTTCATACATCGCCGGAAGTCGCCTGTAAGCGGCTAACATGCGCTCTAAAGGCTGTTCCCTGCGTATCCACGACTCAGCAACCAGGTAAGGATGCCGGATAGGGATAACAGTATTAAATTCGTTCATCAGGCCAAGTACATGATTGAACCTGACTTGTGTATCTATATGGGTGGTTGTTACCGATTTCTCAGGCTTGGCATTCATGTGGGCTGGTACAGACTCGAACCCTGCCTTCTCAAAGAAGCTGGATAACAAATGCGTCCCCGTGTGTGGGACTGTTGGTATTAGTATCTTCATAAAGAAAGGGGGGCTTTCGCCCCCCAGACCGGATCACCTCCAGAGGTTAGCCGTTGGTATCAGCTACGATACAGTGCGCAGCTTCGTTACAGACTTCCAGGGTTGCTTCCATGATGATCTGTTCCTTGTGAGAGTCACCAGTCTTAGACAGTGGCTCTGCAAACAGAGGTCTCAGGGTTGAGCAAGCAAGGTAGTCATGGTCGATACACAACACGATCTCGTTAGCCATCTGGCGGCTTGGGACAACTTTCAGGGTATGGAAGTCGCCAACATACACATCGATAGATGTGGTCAGTTTGCTGTCGTCAGTAGAGACATAACGGGTAGCACCACCAGTGGTAAAGGCAGATACAACACCTTTATTAGTTGGTGATACATACATCGTATCGGGGTCGCCACCGGCAGTGAAAGCCGTAGCAAGCACACCATCCAGAAGGGTAGTGGTAAAGTCACGGGCAGTACCAGCGGTCATGGTATCTGCACCAGTACCCGCAGCGGCAGCACCAGCACCAGCACCAACACTGACATTAGTAGTCAGATAGGTCTGGATAGATGCCATCTCACGGGCAGTGGTAGCGTCACCAGCGACCTTCGCATTACCGATACCAGCAGCACCACCACCGTCAAGCATGGCGAACTCAAGGTCTTTCTTGATTTCTTTCATGCGTCGGGCTTTCTGATATGCGACCTCAGACTTGCGACCAGCCTTGTCTACAGCTTCCTGAGTACCGGATACAACAACGGCTTTCTTCAAAATCTGGGTCAGGTTGGTCAGGCGAGTGGTCGCGGTAATAGCAGTACCGGCAGTGTCGTCACCGTCAATATTGGCATTGGCAGCACCTACGGCAAGGGCATCAGTCTGCCATTCGTGGGTGGTTGCGCGGGCTGTGTTCTTCTTCATTGCAGAAAGACACGGCGTTTCATCAGGACTTACGTCCCAAATCATGTCCGAGAGGTCTTCTCGGTTGCCGATAGCATCATAGCTATCGAAGGTATTGGTTGGCTGAGCCATTATATTTCTCCTTACGTCATCACGACGTTAGATATGCGGTTAAGACCGCGCTAAAAGAGCCTGCGCTAAATCATCAACATGACCAGACTTTCTCAGCCTGGATTTGAGTTCTTGATTACGTTTAGCAACAGCAGTTTGTTTAGATTGCTTCGCACCTGGTTTCTGTAGTTTCGGGGCTTTGCTTACCTTTTTCTTCACTACATCCACTTTTTCAGCGACCTGCTTACCCTTTTGGGCATCACGGATCATCATAACAATGCGGTGATCGGCAAGTTGAGCGATTTCATCATCAGTGAACTTATATGCTTTCAGGAAATTACGCATATCCGCCTTTTCCTTGTTCGCCACTTCTGAGTCTTTCCACTCTGGAATAACGTCCAGTAACGCTTCAGCTTCTTTCTGAAGCATCCTCTGTCGCGCTTCCTCTTGCTTTGCCATCTGTTCTGATTGCAACTGACTGGCCTGACCAGTAGCCTGCGCCTTCAATTGCTGTAAAGACTGATAACGCTGGTTATAATCCTGCTGTAAAGCAGCATACTCAGCCGGATCGGTCGCCCTCAAGGTGTTCCAGTCCACGTTGTTGTACTCGCCTAATATCGACTGCTCAAGGGTGGCTACCATGTTAGTAGCTTCTTGTAGTCGCTGGCTGAGTTCCTTCTTCGCGGCCTCGGTCTGTTCCTCAAAGGCTCGACGGTTGTCCGCCAAGTCCATCGTCTTCTGTCGATAATCAGATTCCAACTGGTAGCCTTTGGCAAGCTCGGCAAGATTTACCTCTCTTTCTTCTCCATTGATTTTCACCTTCGCCTTAATCTGTTCCCTGAAATCATCAGGACTCATCTCAAGGGCTTCGGCTAGTTCGTCAATAGAATGAAATTGAGGGTCTTCCGATTCTTCCTCGGCTTCTCTTTCATCTGACTCGTCTGATTCAACCTCATCGGCTTCTTCAGATTCTTCTACTTCTTCGGCCTCGACTTCTTCTGCCTCGGCTTCCTCTACTACTTCCGGTGTCGTGTATTTAGCTTCTAATGCTGCGGCTGCTGACTCGACATCGGTTACCTCGATAGCGTCAGCTCCCGTATCTGGGTTGGCTTCACTCATATTCGTTTCCTTCTAAGGGAATTGGCTGTCATCACGACAGTCCACCTAGTCCGTAGGTGTCACTGTTTTGCCCTAATGGGCGAAATCTATATACTGAACCTTCTAGGCTTGTTCACACGCTCGATCTCTTTCTGAG